AGAAAAGAAAAAGACGGGACAGAAATTATAGGTAATATAATTCATTGTAAAAACCACAAGTCAAGATTAACTAAAGAAAATAAAATGGTTGATGTTAGACTTACATATGACAAAGGCTTAGATAAGTATTACGGTTTAGTTGACCTTGCGTTGAAACACGGTATATTTAAACAAGTATCTACAAGAATAGAATTACCAGATGGTACTAAACAGTATCAAAAAACAATTAACTCTGATCCAGAGAAATATTTTACTGAAGAAATCTTAGAACAATTAGACACAGCTGCGGCTAAAGAATTTAAATATGGTATCGAAGAGCAAGAAACAGAGTCTACCTAAACACGAAGTAGATTATGTCTTTGTTGAACGACCTGATAAAGACCACGCTTCAATTAAGTTGATAAGTGGACCATATGCTGATATAATATATCATTATGGTAATGTTGCATTTGCTAAAGAAGAAAATGCTGACGGACATTTACCAATGAAATTTGATTATTATATTGATAAAAATTTTAAAGAAGCTGATACTGATAGTCAAGAATTCATTAATCATATAGGAGATATTTTAGTAGTAGTAATGGAGCAGGAGTTAGATGGAAGAACGGATTGAAAGAACAGCATTAAAACATTTAATACATACCGAACAGTATGCTAGAAAAGTTTTACCATTCTTAAAAGAAGAATATTTTCCAGATAGACTAGAGAAATTAATCTTTAGAGAGATTTCTAAGTTTTATGAAAAATATAATGCTCAACCTACCAACGAAACACTTGCAATCGAATTAAATGCAAGAAAAGATATTAATGATACTGAGTTTCAAAATATCACAAGCACAATAGCTACATTTCAAAAAGAAGATATTAACTTAGATTGGTTAGTACAGACAACCGAAAAGTTTTGTAAAGACCGTGCAATACATAATGCTATCATGGATGGTATTCATATATTAGACGGCAAAGATAAAACACACACTCCAGAATATTTACCAGAATTGTTATCAAATGCCTTGTCAGTATCTTTTGACGAGAAGATCGGTCACGATTATATTCCTGAATCAACTGAACGATATGATTTCTACCATAAGAAGGAAGAACGAGTTGAATTTGATTTAGATTTTATGAATCGTATTACTCGTGGTGGTGTTCCAACTAAGACATTGAATATTGTCCTTGCAGGTACTGGAGTTGGTAAAACTTTATTTATGTGCCATCTTGCAGCTGCCAATTTATTACAAGGTAAGAATGTATTGTATATTACTTTAGAAATGGCTGAAGAAAGAATTGCTGAAAGAATAGACTCTAATCTTTTAAATGTTTCTATGAGTGATCTACCTGAACTTCCTAAAATTATGTATCAAGACAAAATTAAAAGTCTAGAAGAAAAGACCAAAGGTAAACTTATTATTAAAGAATATCCTACTGCGTCTGCTCACGCTGGTCATTTTAAAGTATTACTTAATGAACTAGCAATCAAGAAAAGTTTTAAACCAGATGTTATCTATATTGACTATTTAAACCTGTGTGTATCGTCTAGATTGAAGGCAGGATCATCAGCTAATTCATATACGATAGTCAAGTCTATCGCCGAAGAACTTAGAGGTCTAGCGGTCGAATTTGATCTTCCTATCTTCTCAGCAACACAAACTACAAGAACAGGATTTGGTTCTACTGATATTGGTCTTGAAGATACTTCAGAAAGTTTTGGGTTACCTGCAACTGCTGATTTTATGTTTGCCATTATATCTACTGAAGAGCTAGAAAAGAAAGGTCAATTCCTTGTAAAACAATTAAAGAATAGATATAATGACCCTACAATTAATCGTAAGTTTATGTTGGGTGTTGATAGATCAAAAATGAGAATATATGATGTAGAACAGGCGGCTCAAGATGATATGGTGGACGCTAATCAACAAGAAGAACCTGAAAAGTCTGTATTTGATAATACAGAAACAGCAAAGCGATTAAACAAATTTTCTGATTTTAAAATATAATGGCTCAAGACGGCAAACATATACCATCTAAAGAATTTAAAGAAAACTATAATTCTATCTTTCGTAAGAAAAGGAAACAAAATGGCAAAAAAGAAGAAAAGAAAAATAGACAAAGAAGCTAAAGAGTGGAACGAAAAAGTTAAAGCTCTTGGTGAAAGTAATAGACAAAAATTAATTAATGCAATAAAGGATAATAAATGATTTGTATATATGGCGTAAAAAATGAGGATTCTGGAGCACATAAGTTAGGATTAACTCAAAATCTGATAGAAAGACTTGGAGAATTACAAGTAGGTAATGGTGGTGAATTAACTATAACAGATGTCGCACAAATGCCTAAAATAAATCTTGCTGAAGAAGAGGCAAAAATGCACAATTATTTTAAAGATTTTCACATTAGAGGTGAATGGTATCGTGTTACCGAAGAACAGGTGAAAGAATACTTTAATCAAGTTAAAAAAAGATATGCACAAATAGAAACTATTGAGGGACTAGTTGAACATAAACCTAGATATAGAGAGCATATTCGTACAGCACCTCCTTGTTATTTCTATCCAGAACAACAAGCACAAGATAAAGGAATGGGTTCATTTTATGACAAATACAGATATAGAACTATGTTGTGGGCAGGTGTTAAAGAAGATCATCCTTCATATGCCTCTAGAGATAAAAAGACAGGTTTAAGTAGAGTATTTATTTCAAACAAAAAACATCTTGAAAATTTACATCAAAACAAATTTAATAAAGAACCTGTTTCAAAGGGTACACTAGAAGAATACTATGCCTAGAAAAAAGAAAGAAAAAAGACCACCTAGTAAGAATGTAAAATTATCTTACGAAACTATTATGGTCAAAAAAGGTAGATCAATAGTATATCAATGTATAGAACGACCTACTGGTTCTATCATATGTGAAAACTTTTTCAAAGAAGATACAGACGAAACAACTAAATTTCAAAACAAGCATAAACAATGGGAACCTAATGGTGGCATAGTTGCGTTTCTCACACTAGGCAAAGTAGACGCTTGACAATTACGCCATAATGTTATATAAATAGTGTTATGGCATACGAAGCAAGTGAAATAATGACAGCTGCTGCCTTACAGTATTCAACATCTGAACTCAAAAAGGTTAAAACTATTAGTGGTATAAAAAAACTAATTGTTGATGGTAAGAAAAATATAGATACGAATACAAAATTTGGTAATGCAGCTATAAAAACTGGATTTACTAATTTATTAGATCCCAATGATCCGAAAAGATTAGTTGATATGGCCGTAGGTATATCTGCTGCATTAGCAACTAGAAAATATATGGGTCAACCTAGTGCTAAAATTACTGTATATATGACGGGTAATGTTTGGCCTAAGGAGGTAGAGGACTTTCAAGTAAGTGCCTATGGATTTGCAGATTACAACTCCGCAGATATAGTTATCACACAGAATAAAAAAACATTTTATGGTATTTCACTAAAGAAAAAGAATAAGGTAAAAGCTGCAGACCCAACTTTAATTAATAAAGCATTTGATAGTGTTTTTGATGGTAAAGAATTTGAACCATTAAAGAAAAAGTTAGTAGAAACTAGAATAGAATATTTCGCCGATCTAGTTATTGAAGCCGTTAAAGAGAAAATCATATTGCAGAAAGATATTGATAATTTTAAAACACTATCAAAAACTAAAGAAGGTAAAAAAGAACTATTTGAAGCAAAGTCAAGAGATAAAAAACAATTTAGAAAATCATATATTGACACAAAAGGATATGCTAATTCACCTAAAGGATATGATGATGGTAATACAAACGATCCTAAAAGTATGAGATATTTTGTTAATAAAAAATTATCAGATAAATCTAATAATAAATTATGGAAAGTATTTAATGATTTAATGACAGCTGATGCTGAAAAATTGGCTGAAAGTTTAATTAATATAATATTAAAAGTCAATCTATTTGAAGAAATTGAATCAAAAAAACTAAAGGGTAAACAATTTGATTTTGCTTTAATGACAGGAATTGGCGATATAAGGGGAGACAAGGTCACTATTTCTGAGGGTAATATTACACCACTTAAAACTACTTTATGTGGATTAACTAGAATTGAAAAAAAATTTAAAGGTAAGTACAAGGTTATACAAGATAGTGAAGCAACTAATAAATCTAGTGCAGCTAAAATATTTTTTAAACTAGTTAGGGACAAGTTTACTTTAATGAATTTAGAAGTGAGATATAAAGGATCTTTTAATCCCCAACCTCAGTTTCAAGGCAATTTATCTAAAGAATTTAAAAATTTATTAGACAATGAAACTTGCGGATAACATAAATAGTATTGAAAGTGAATTCTATATTATATAAATGGAGAAGGCGAACAAATGCAAGGGTTTTTACAGTACCTC